TTTGTCTGAAGAATACTTATTCAGGGCAGACAAAAGTAAATCGTTTGTGAAGCTAATTCTTCCGATCTTTGCAGGGCCGGTTGTCATCTTGTAGCCCTTGCTTTTGTCTGAATAGACTAAATACATTCTATTTGCGTCCGGAATATATATGGGTTGCCAGTAGACCGTACGCTTAAAATGGCAGTTGTTCGGTTCTTCATATACATCGATAGCCAATCTCTTTTTGCCAGACTTACTGGCGAGTTTCGTGATTTTTAGCGGGTAGCCATGGCCAGATCCGCGATGATCCTTTATTTTTGCATTGATATTTGAATAAGACATCAGCTCCTCAATCTTCATCTTCACTCCTCCTTTAATCCGTAATATTCCCTGATTGCAGTATCGACAGCTTTAAGGTCGTTCGGGATCTCCAGCTCGAACATATCTTCCGGCGTCTTTGCTGTGCTCTGTCCGTTCGCCTGGGTAAAGAACTTGTGGTCCTGGCAGTAGATGACAATATCGAAGCAGCCTTCGACCGTCAGCTTCTCGTCGAGCATCCTGCCGATCGTCTTGACCTTCTCGCGGCCATCTGTGTCGAGTTCCGAGTGATGCAGAAAGTAAACGATCTTATCTTCTTCTTCCAAGTCGTTCACGAAGTGAATCAGATCTCGGAACTTCTGGGCCATTGAAGTGAACTTGTCATAGCCCTTCTCATACGTTCGATCAAAGAGCTCATTGACCAGTAGATACTGGCTGTCGTCAATGACGATAGATTTCACCTTCGCCGATTTGATGGTTCGCATGATCCAGGCGTACTTGGCGGCATTAATCTGTGCAGCGTCTTTTGCCGCGCCACTTGTCGGATCTTTGGGGACCTTGGCTGTCCGAATTTCTGTTTTAAATGGGAGCCTCCCCTTTTCCACAGAAATCACGCCCACTTCATTCGGGGCAAAATTCTTAATTGAGTAGGTCTTCCCCGATCCGGAACGGCCTATCACTAAAACAGGAATTGCCATTACTCGCTCACCTCCTTTGCCGCCTCCTTGATGGCCCAGTCGTCATACTTATGCAGGTCCGCTCTGACAGAAGCCGCCAGCTCCACGAGCGTAAGGACTTCCTCGTCAGCGTCGATGTTGCTGTTAAGCTCGTTCACGGCCTTCTCGATGATGAGCGTCACAAAGTCGGTGATGGTGTCGCGCTCGAGATCGTTGGCGGGGTTAAGCGTGATATTGATGGTGTGGTCGTATGAGGAAAAATATGATTTCATTCTGTTCTCTCCTTTCTGCTTTCTTCCTGGATGATTTGATGCAGATCTGTCATAAGGTCCACGAGGCGGTTGACGTCCCGGAGGTCCTTGTCGATGACCTTGTCCTTGATGGTGTTATAAACGGCGTCGCAGAATACTCTCGTCAGGTCGAGCGTGAGCGGATCAATGTCCAGGTTGATCTCGACGCGCCGGCGGCCGTTCACAGGTGTCACAACCTCAGCAGTCCACATGGCTCTTGAACACCTCCTTGACGCATCTGAGCACGCCCTCCGAGAAAGGCACGTCTGTGAAGTCGCAACCGTCAGTGCCCACGATCGCAATGTCGCCCACGAACTGGACGTCTCCGATTGTCGCGCAGTACGGCTTGCCCTTAAGGCGGCCCTCCTCGTCGCACACGACAGCAACGTTGTCGCCAAACGTGACCACCTCGATGTATCCGCCCACGAGTTCCTGCAGAGCCTCGAGCGTGTTGGGAATGTCCTGGACATCCGGAAGCGCGTCAGGCTTCATCACTACGACCTTCATTGGCATTCCTCCTTTCGCGCTTGATCGTGATCCTGTCGTGGCAGAAAATGCCGAAGTTTCCCTCAGTGAGCATTCCGCTCTTCTCCATATACTGTCGGCCATAGGCGACACCACAGCACGGGAGCAAGCCGCGCTCGTTGGCCGGATGGTAAGCCATGTACCCGGCGACAGCCTCACGCGCTGTATCGGCCTCCACCTCTGTCCAGCCGCCTTTGTATGCCTGATTGTCATCGTCAGATCCGTATGTGAAATAGAATGTTGCCATTGTCCCCTCCTATCTGATCCGTAAGCTCTGAGACTGTTCGAGATGAGCGATGCCTGTCAGATCGAGCCCGGCCTTGAGCGCGTCCTTGATGGCCGCCTTGTTGACCGTCGGCTCGTGGTAAGTCAGATACTCCATCGGCATGTCCTGAAGGTCGTCCAGATCCACCACCACAGACGGCGCGTTCTTCTGGATACGGAACTTGAACAGCGGCGTGACGATGGAATCCTTGCCTGTGAGCTCCATGGAGAGCTGCAGCCGCTTCTTGAGGCTGTCGATGTTGTTGTCGATCGTCTTCCGGCGCCGGCTGAGCCTGTCGACTTCGGCCCGGATCGCTTCGGCCTCCGCTTCCAGATTGCGGATGATTCGGCCATAGTTTTCGGCCTTCTCGTCCAGCTCGCCCTCGACAGCGTCAAGCGTGTCCATGAGCGTGATCGGATCCACTTCAGGGTCGTCGAGCATATCCATCAGGGTGATGTAATTACCAGTAAGTTCATATAATGTCGACATGCGCACCTCCTAATCGAACAGGGCCTTGGCGTTGACGTCCAGGAAGGCCACGATGTAGGCCGTGGCGATGACGCTGCACACGCCGCCCAGGAACGGGTTAACTTTTGAATAGATGAGAAATAGAACAGCGGCGATCATAGCGCCGTAGAAGCTGCCTCGAAGCATGGCGTCCACCAAGATGTTGTGGCGCTTGCCCGGCTTGCGTGGTATAATAATGCTTGATGTGATATGCAGCGCTTCGTTTTGGGTGCCCGCCCGGCGGAGCGCGTTTAATTTTGTCATTTTCCTATCCTCCTTGCGGTAAATGGTTCGACGTACTTCGGGTTGGTCTGTAGCAATGATTTGTTGTTGCGGTAATGCTGGAAGGCGTCGCGCCTGATGTGCGTTCCGGAGAAGTCTGTGATGGAATAGATCCCCGACGGAATCAACGCCCTCATGTGCTGCTCGGATCTGCGGACAGTGTCGACGGAATAGCCGAAAATCGTCGCCAGATCTTTGCGGGAATAGAACTCCTGCTGCAACTTTTTAACCTCCTTCCTTCATGTTGCATTTGCTTCAACCCCAACTGCAAAAAAAATAGCGTCGCGCTCGTCATTGGTAAGATGCAGCACTGTCGATAGTGCCAGCATTTCCGATGCCGTAAAGTCGCCGACGCCTTTCATGCGGTTGTATAAGGTCTCGCGCAAAATGCCTGTCTTTTCCGAGATGGCCACGACGGTCATCCCGCTCTCATTGATCTTCTGCTTGAGCAATGCGAAATCAGTCACCTGTTCTCCTCCTTTCCGGTTGCATTGGGTTCAACCTCCTTCAATATATCATTGCGGTGAAACTATGTCAACGGATTTTAACAATTTTGTTGAATTGCTTTCACTGTCATGGTAGAATAATGCCACGGAGGTGGTGACTATGTTCGATTTATATGTGAATATCAAAAAAAGACGTGAAGATCTCAAAATGTCTCAGGCAAAACTGGCTGAGCTGTCAGGATATGCTGACAAGACAATGATCTCGAAAATTGAGAACGGCAACGTTGACCTGTCTCAGTCTAAAATCGTGGCGATTGCGAAGGCCCTGAAGACCACGCCGCGCGCTTTGATGGGATGGGACGACACGCTCCCAGATTACTCGAACATACGCCCCGTTACCTCGCGCAGCTTCCCCGTCCTCGGGTCCGTCTCATGCGGCGAGCCTATCCTTATGACCGAGGAGCGCAGCGTTCAGGTCGATTCCACGGACGACGTCCACGCCGATTTCGTCCTGATCGCCCGCGGCGACTCCATGACCGGCGCGCGGATCCACGACGGTGACGTGGTGTTCATCCGCAAACAGGACACGGTCGACAACGGCCAGATCGCTGTGGTGGCGATCGACGACGAAGCAACGCTCAAACGCTTCTACAAATATGACGACCTGATCGTCTTACGAGCTGAAAACCCCGCTTACCCCGACATCGAGATCCGACCGGGAGACGGCAAAGAGGTCCACGTTCTGGGCCTCGCCATCAAGTTCCAGGGCGATGTCAGATAGGAGCTGCCTATGTGGATTGAGCAGAGAAATGGAAAATACAGAGCGCACGAGCGGTATGTCGACCCTATAACGGGGCTCCGGCATACTGTCTCCGTCACCCTTGACCGGGACACGCCGCGCTCGCGTAAGGCCGCACAAGCCGCTCTGGAGGGCAAAATAAGCACAGCCTTAGAATCTGCCGGCGAGTATGACGACATGACCCTCTCGGAGCTCATGCGGCTTTACCTGGCACGCTCCGGCATTCGTGAATCCACGCGACTGCGCGACACTGCCCTCTCTCACGTCCTCCTGGACATATTCGACGGGCGCACGATGGTCAACCGCCTGAACGCCGGATATGTGAAGCGTAAACTCGCCGCGAAGGACAAAGAAGACAACCGCGAACTTATCGCACGATATAAAGCCCTCATGCGGTGGGCGTACAAAAACGACTATGTCGCCAATATTAGTTATCTGGATAAAATCGAGAAGCCGCGCAAGCGCGTCGGTGAGATAAACGAGAAATATCTTGAAGAGAACGAGCTGCGCGACCTGCTCGCCGGCATGAAGGTGGATGCCTGGCGCGACCTCACGGAGTTTTTAGTCCGCTCGGGCCTCCGGATCGGCGAGGCAATGGATCTAAACCACAGCGACATCGGCGCCGATGTTATCCACGTCAATTCCACCATGGGCTTGCTCACGGAGCAGTCAGGCCCCACGAAGACGGACGCCGGCACGCGCGACGTGACGATCACCCCGAAGCTGCGCAAATGCATCACGAGGATCCGCGCGAGATCTATGACGTCTTTTAAGTTCCTGACGACGCCACAGGGGAAGCCGATCGACAAGAACGGCTATGCAGCATATAGGAAATACCTCGCCGAGAACTCGGAGAAGATAGTCGGCCGCCGGATAACGCCTCACGCGCTCCGGCACACTTACACCTCACTCATGGCCGGCGCTGGCGTGCCGCTGGACGTCATCTCCAGGCAGCTTGGGCATGAAGATAGTGCTCTGACGCGTCAGGTGTACTTCCACCGGACGGAAAAATTGAAGGAACGCGACGCCGCGATCATCAAAAAAGCGAAAATGCTATAAAGAACGAAAAAACGGGCCCTGCAGCGATGCAGAGCCCTTGTTTTTGAGATTTGTGCTCCCATTTTGCTCCCATTTGGCAAAATTCGGGTTGTCGACCGCCCAAAGATGCCGTATTTACGGGCAAAAACGGGCATGGGTTCAAGTCCCGCCTTCCGCAGCCAAAGCCCGTAAGTATGTGCAGAAAATGCCGTATTTACGGGCTTTTTTGGACTTTTGGACATTGCAAAAATAGGCAAAAAATAGCAAAGTGTGCTCCCATTTTGCTCCCACTTAGACGGGGAAAGTAAGACCTATTTTCACAACCCTATCATGTCATACCACACATCCGCGGTGACCTTGCCTGTGATCGGGAGCTTGCGGGCCTTCTGGTAGGCTCTTACCGCCGCCTCGGTGTTCTCTCCCCACTCTCCGTCTAATCCGACGAGCTGGCCGTCCGCGCCCTTCATCTCGCGAGCGCGGAGGATTTCCTGGCATAAAAGGACGCTTGTCCCCTTGCGCTGCTTCGTGGGAAGTTCGAGCGCGGTGAACGGGATCCCGCCGCCCAGCAGGTCGACCCAGTCGCTCGGGCCTATCTCTCCGGCTCCGTATGGACCGCCGCAGAGGTTCTTCCCGTTGATGATCCTGTCCCACTTGTAGCGCGCTGTGGCGGCCATATCGCCCTTTGACCAGTCGAAGTCGAGGGCAAGTGTCTTGAGGTTGCCGGAGGCGTCTTTTACGCCCTTGTAGCCCCTTGCCTTGAGGATCTCGGTGGCGAGGTATGCGGAGTTGCTCTTCGAGCCCTTCTTGACGGTGGTGGTCGTGAAGGTGTAGGACGTGTCGCCCAGCCCGAGGCGGAAGGCGCAGTAGAAGGCTTTGTCCGCCCACTCGTCGAGCTTGACGTTTGTGAAGGGTTGAACTTGTCCCGGCGCCCAGCGGTTCGCGTTTCCGAAGTCGTACTTCGAGCAGTTGGTCTGCTTCTGGAAGTCCGTCAGGAGGAAGGTGTGCCACGCCGCGGTCGGTGAGGTGGTTCCGTTCTGCTTCATGAGGACGATGTCGCCGCGCTTGAGGGCGTTCGGGTCGGTCACTTTGTGCCAGCCGTGCTTGAGGAGCCACGGCTCCATGTTCATGACGGTCACGCCGCCCGCCGGCTGGTCTGTGAGTCCCAAGTCCCAGAGCGGTCGAGCCACTGCCCCGCGGTCGCATGAGGTGACGTGGTCAGCGCATGGTGGCGTCGCGTGGGAGTCGCCGTACTGGTAGCGGCCCGCCTGACATTCTTTGAAGAAGGCCGCGGTCGCCTTGATGTGGTTTTCTGCAGTGACTTGTGGCATCGTGGCCTTGTCTCCCTTGTCGAGGTTGATGGCCGTGTGGCGGCCTTCAGAAAGAAGAATATCCCCCGCCAGTAGGTAAGCGGGGGATTCTGTGTATTTTGCGTCTCTGAGGGCTGTGAAGCCCGCTGTGGTCAGTTGCTCGTACTGGTTGCCCGTGTACATGTCGGAGCTGACGGCCTGCAGTTTAGTGTCTCCGAGGATGTAGCCTGTGGCCTTGACGATGGCCGCCACGCCTGCGGAGCAGTCGGACTCGCAGAGGATGCGGATGTCCGCGGGGAAGTAGCCCGCCTGCTTGAGGCGATACCAGAACATGCCGCGCTCGCTCTGGTCGTAGCCTATGCGGTCATTGTCCGCGGCCTCGCCTGCGAGCTGAGCTATGAGCGCACGGGTGGAAGGGTCTGGGTGTCTGAAGATGACCGTCCATGGCCTGTTGTACCATGGGATGCGCGCCCACTCTCCGCCTTGGTCTCCTGCTTCGCCTCCGCTGTATTTGCCGCGCTCGTCGTGGCCTGAATTGCTAATCATTGCGATGCGCGTCCACGTAGGCTTCAGCCGCCGCATAAATAGCCGCGCTTAACATCGAGCAGATAAGGCCTATCATGGTCACTTTGTCGTTGCCGCAACTCATGCCCGCGATGCTTGTGCCCATTGAGCCGAGGAAAGCGGCGCAGGCGAGCCAGAATTTGCGAGAGGTCAGTTTTTCTTTCATGGTTTCCCCTTATGCTATCGGTGTGCCATCTGCATAGGCGTTCTCGTAGATACTGCCCTCAATGGCCTTGATTTGGTTATCAGCATAGCCGAGGATGGTACTCCAGTTTGACGTGCTCTCATATGTAGATATAAGCGACTGAGGAACGTAAAGCGTCCCGCCGGATTTACCGCTCGCAAAAGGTGTGCCATCTAATGCGTTAGTGTTGGCGAGTCCTGCAACGGTGGCATTTCTTATTACAATCACGCTAAGTTTCGCGCAGTTCTGGAACGTCCTTATCTGCACCCTTTCGAAAGTGCCGCCAATATCTGCATATTCGAGGTTTGAACAGCTCTGCATTGTACCATAATGACTCAACGAGGCCAGATTCGGCAATACGAGTCCCACGAGCGATGTACAGTCCTGGAAAACCGCTCCCTGCAGTCCTATCACGTCATCGGAATGATAAACGGTCAGTGTGTTGTTGCAACGTTCGGCAAGCGTATCGCCACCGCCGCCGCCTTCTGAGATTGTGAGCTTGCCTGCAATTAAAATGTCCTTTAACGTCATATCACACCTCCTTTACTGCTCGACCCAGTTTTCGCCGTCCCACACTGACATCTTGCCTGTGGAGATGTCGAGGACGATGCTACCCTGTAAGAGCGTCTGCGTCGGGATGTCCGCGATTTCAGCGGTCGCGCTGACAGTGAACTCCTCGTGGGCTTTCGCATATGTCACGCCG